GCGTGATGGATTTTAACATCGCAAAAGACAACTGGAGCGAAAAAAAGGAAGAGAAAAAAGAAGAAGCTTGTGAGGTGGAAAAATGATGTCCTTAACAAGCTTTATTCGTACTTATATGGGAAAAAAAGTTGACTATACTGACGAGGATTTTAAGGGTGATAAGTCTTACCAGTGTGTAGACCTTGCCCGCCAGTATTATCACGATGTCTGGGGCAAAGAGCAGTTTCCGGCTCTTGGTGCTGATGGTGGTGCAAGAAAAATTTTTGACAATCCGGGTGATGTGAAGGTGACTCCAGATTCTGCTCTTGCGGATTATTCGCGGGGTGACGTTTTAATCTGGGACAAAACAAAAACGAATAAATATGGTCATGTTGCGATTCTTGTGGCCGTTTACAACACAAAATATTTTATCGTCCTGGAGCAGGACGGATTTAAACAGAATGGTGTGCAGCTGGCTTTCAGAAGTCGGGCAAACCTGCGCGGTGCGCTGTGGATATGATGTGGAAAAGTTGATTTAAATGGAGACAGTGCAATGGGAATGCTTCTGGAAGATGTGAATAAAGTTGGAGAAATTAGCGGGGTTGAATTCTGGCAGAATACCTTGAGAAATGACAAGGTGCTTCTGGACGGAATTAACCGCGCTATTGTTGCATTTACTTCTTCCAGCGGAGCTGACGGCATTGTGGAATATACGATTGACACGGGGCAGGACAGGCAGACTGTGAAGAGAACTGACCTTGCTTCGTTGTATGCAAGACGCGACAAGTTGATTGAAGAGATTAACAAGATTGAAGCGGCTTTGTATGGCGGAAGAAAATGGAGTCAGGTGATTCCGGGGTTTTAGAACATGAAGAGCGTTGAAAATTATTCAGACTTTTTAAAAGATTTGACGGTTAAAGCCCTGGGCGATTATTTTGGTGGTGACTTCTGGGATGGTGCAAAGTTTCCCGGTTCTTTAGGCCCTGTGAGTGAATGGGTCTTTGTTGATTACTGGAAGCTGCGCAAAAGAAGCATGAAGTTATTCAGAACTAATACCTACATGAAGGGTGTAATAAGGCGTCTTGTTACTAATGAGATTCATACTGGAATTGTTGCAACTCCTACTCCTATGGGAAGCGTTTTGTTTCCAGGGCGTGACGGCGTGGAGCAGGCTCAGAAGGCTGTTGAATACAGCGACAAAATTTCAAATGAGTTTGATCTTTACTGCAACAGTCCTGCAGTTTTCGATTGGAATAAAAAAGATACTTTCGGAGCTTTTCAGAAACTTGTACGGACTGAAAGCCTCATAAGCGGCGACGGCATTATTATAAGCAGAATTGACAAGGCAACTAATCTTCCCCGCTGGCAGTGGGTGAACGGTGATCATATAAGAACGCCCGACACTCCCAATCTGATTGAAGGACACAACATCAAGCATGGTGTAGAGTTTGACAAGTGGGGAAAGCGAGTTGCTTTTTATGTGCAAAGTATTGTAGACGGAGCTTATGAATATGAGAGAATTCCTGTAAGAGGAGAGAAAAGCGGACGTCTGATAAGCTGGATGGTTTACGGTTCTGAGCATTTTGTGGATGACGTGAGGGGCGAGCCTTTTCTTGCTGATGCAATCTATATGCTGAAGGATCTTGACCGTACAAGGGACGCTGAGGTGCGGGCTAGCCTTGTCAACGCAATGATTCCGCTTTTTCTGGAAGAAGCTCCAAATGAAATCAAGATTGCTGCAGGACCTGCTGATTATGCGAGAAGCTTGAGAGGCCCGGCGGCTCCTGCGAGTACTGCAGGTGCTGTGAGCGGCGCGCCTTTACCACCTTTGCCAGATGGGCCTTCACCTGCTTATCTGGATGTAACTCCACCAACTAATCAGATTGACATTATGAATCCGGGCACTGTTTACAAAGCTCCTAATGGCGGCAAGATTACGAGCTTTCAGACTAACAGGCCAAATGTAAATTATTCGAGCTTTGAAAAAAGCATTATTGCAGTTCTTGCCTGGAGCCACAACATTCCGCCGGAAATATTGATGATGGAGTTCGGCAACAATTACAGTGCGAGCAGACAGGCTAACAATGAATTTGAAGTTTATTTAAGCGATTTTGTGGAAAGTTTTTCTCTTGCTGTTAATAAGCCGATTTACGAGAGTTGGATTACTCAGATGGCCTTGACCGGGCAGCTTGAGTTGCCCGGCTTTGTTCGTGCGTATGGGAACCCTGAAGCGTGGCGAATTGTTAACGGCTGGATGCAGTGTGTATGGACGGGCTTGAATCGTCCTTCTGTGGACAGAAACAAAGAAGCAAATGCGAGTCAGACGCTGCTGGACAACGGACTGACTACTTATGACATAGAGGCTAGAAGACATTCCGGCTTGAGCTTTGCCCAGGTAATGCAGACGTTAAAGCGTGAGCGTGAGCTTATGGCTAAGACTGACTTTGTGCCTCATGTTTTTGAAGATAATAACGGAAAGCCTGCTTATACGGATGATGATGAGCTTGAAGCTAGAATCACTGAGATTGTGAAGGCCTGTATGGCTGAAGGTGGCAAGCGATGAAGAACTATAAGATCGTAACCGAATTCAGCGTATTAGACAGGGCTACTAATCAGCTTAACAAGATGGCTTCTCAGGGCAATGTTGCGGCCGGGGTGCTTGGGCGTGGAATCAGCCAGGCTCAGACCCGGGTGAGTGCTTTGGGGGCTACTATGTCTTCTGCATTGAGTACGGGAATAAAGGTTGGCGTTGGGGCGGTGGCCGCCGGGCTTGCTGTTGCTACAAGACAGTATGCACAATTTGACGAGGCTATCCGCTCTGCGGCTGCGGCCTATGGCCCGGCTTTTACTCAGGCAGATAATTTTGAAAGTAAATTAAAGGATATGGGAAAAGCGGTGCGAAATGTTGCCGCTGCAACTGAATTTGACGCGGTGCAGGCCGGAAATGCAATGAAGACACTGGCTCAGGCTGGTGTGAAGAGTGAGCAGGCTATTGCTCTTCTTCCTGGTGTTGCGGATCTTGCTACAACTGCATTAACAAGTATGGATGATGCTGTTGGGCTTGTTGTTGGAAGTCTGAACGTTATGGGAATGATGACTGACAAGCCTGAAGAGCTTGCCAGAAACATGACGCGAATTTCTGACGTGATGGCTTATACAGCTAACAGTGCTTATATGAGTCTGCAGGATGTGGGTGCTGCTATTAGTGCAGGCGGCAGCTTCTTCAAGACGGCAAACAATGATTTGAATGTGATGAGCGGCAGCTTGACGGCTCTTGCCAACAATTCGATTAAGGGAGCTGAGGCAGGTGTTCATTTAAGAAATATTATGACTAACTTGAGTGCACCGACAAGCAGTGCTGCAGCTGCTTTAAAGAAAATGAACATCGCCACAACGGATGCAGCCGGCAATCTGTTGCCGCTTCCTAAGATTATAGGCCAGTTTAACAAAGCAATGGCCGGAATGGGTGACGCTGAAAAGAATGCGAATATTTATGCCATCTTCGGCAAGCAGAATATTGCTGCTGTTACGGCCTTGCTTAATACGGGAGAAGAAGCCCTTAACTCTTATGCTCTGGCTGCGGCTAACAGTGCGGGAACTGCGGCCAAGGGTGCCGAGGTTATTCGAGGCGGATTGATAAATCAGCTGAAGGTGCTTGTGAGCGGGCTCACGGAGCTGGGCTTTAAGTTTGTTGAAGCTTTTGAAAGCCGTGGAAGTTCCGGGCTAAAGAAACTTACTGAAGCGGTTAATAGCTTTGACCCTCAGCCGTTAATTAATGCGGCTATAAAGATTGTGGATGCTGTTACTGGTATGGTGATGACTGCCTGGAAGTTCCGGGGAGTCATTATTGCCGTTGTGGGTGCAATGGTTGCATGGAAAATGGCAATGACGTCTATTGTTGTAGGTGCTAAGGTTATGCAGGGCTTTAACCTTGTTATGGCTTTCGGCAAGGGAATTATGCTTGCTTACAGGGCCGCTGCTGTTGGTACGACTGTAGCGATAAAGGCTCAGGGTGCGGCTTCTACAGCTGCGGCTATGGGTATGAAGGTTGCAACTGCTGCTCAGTGGCTGTGGAATGCGGCCTTGTCTGCTAACCCGATTGGAATTGTGATTGCTGCAATTGTGGCTCTGATTGGTATTATACTTGTTCTTACAGGCAAATGGCAGAAGGTGACTGCAGCTGTTGATGGATTTTTTGAGCGGATAAGAAACATGAAGGGAATTGGTGGAGCAATTCTTCAGGCGCTTGTTGCTCCACTTGAATTTGTTTGGAATACCATAAGAGGAATATTTGACACAATCAATGCTTTTAAAGTTGGCGGTTTTATTGCCGGAATTAAGATGCTGGGGCTTTCCATCTTGCAGATGATTGCAGCTCCTATTCAGGCTATTCTGGAATCTCTTTCCTGGATTCCTGGCATGGGGTGGCTACATGATAAGATTTCAGGATTCTTTGAAAATTCAAGAAACAGTATTTTAGCTGGAAGCGGGGCGACTGACAGCGCATGGGGCTTGCCTGCAGAAAGTGAGGCTGATACAGCTGCAAGCATGGCTGAGCCTACAAGGTCGGCAGCTGTTGCCAACAACTACTCACGTGAGGAGTCGGTAACGACTAACAGGGTTGAAATTGGACTTAGTGACGGTCTTACGGTTAAGAGAGGGGCAACTGTTGCTCCTGCTTTTACTTTGCAGACTGGAAGGCGGTAGGTGGTATAGATGGCTTGGACTGACGAAATAAGTGAAGCTGTTTATACGGCTCCATCTGGGAAAAGAATAGTTTTCGGATATGATTCGGCTTTGAACCGGTCTACACCGTTGAAGACGGCTGAGCACACTTTCCCGGATGTTGACGGGGCTGAGATTCAGAGCCTTGGACTTGGTGGAAAAAAGTTTCCGATGACTGCTATTTTTTCGGGTGGGGAGTGTCTTTCTCTTGCGGATGATTTTGAAGCTGCGCTATGTGAGCGCGGTTATGGAACTTTAGAACATCCGATTTATGGCAAGCATACTGTTGTACCAACTGGGACTATTGAGCGAACAGATGATCTTGTTTCGGCTTTGAATGAAAGCCGGGTAAAAATAACATTCAGCGAGACTTTGACTGACTCGCTTCCTTTGAGCAAGCTTGCTGCTGAAGATGCGCTGGATGCGGCTATGAATAGATATGAGAATGTAGCTAGCTCATCATTTTTAAATTTGATTGTGACTGGTTCTGTTGATGATGAACTCCAGCTCCAGGGCGTGATGACAACTCAGGACAATTCGCTTTTTAAAGGAATTACAAAACTATGTGAGAAGAGCAGCAATGTCAAGGAAAAACAGTCTCTTTTGCAGATGCTTAATGAATTTAAGCTGAATGTGACTAACTGGGTGAGTAAAGTTGATACACTTGCTTCTCAAGCTCAGGAGATTGCTACTGTTGTTATAAAGACTGCAAGATTGCCTAGTGAGATTTCAATTGAGGGCTTGGCCAAAATAGAAGGCTATTCCGCTGTAATTAAAGATTTGCTTAATAATGTAAAAATGGATTCTGTTGGAGCAAATGCAATAAAAAATCAGTATGCAGCTACTAGTACGATGGTTGGGGCAATAGTTGCCTCTCTTTCTTATGGAGTAGCTAAAAGTGCAAAAGAGGGAGCTGTTGCGAGTGATGAAGAGAATGACAATTCTGAAATTGCGGTGAATTATGGAAGTGCAGGAAAGATTTTGAGCCGCGGTGATGTTTTTGCGATTGCAGACGCTGTGGCTGTTCAGTTTGAAGTTTATAAAGATTATATAGATGCTCAGGTTGCTAAAAATGCTTTTGTCGATACGGGTGAAAGCTATGAGGCAATCTTAGAGACCGTAATAAAATCTGTACAGATGCTTCATGAAGTTGCTTTTGACCTTCCAATGGCAAGAACAATCAAGTTGGGAAAGGACAGGCAGCTTTATGAATTGTTGTGTGAGCTTTACGGAAAGCAGGGCTTTGACAGGGCTGATGAGTTTATAATGGATAATGGGCTTAATGCTGATGAGATAGAACTGATTCCTATGGGTAGAGAGGTGCGCTACTATGGCTAAGACTTATACTGTAGTTTCAAATGACTCTCTGACTAAGATCAGCGTAAAGTTTTACGGTAGCCCGGCGCGCTGGCCGGAGATTGTTAAGGCTAACCCTCAGCTGAGCGGAAGAAGAAAGGCTTCTGATGGCAGCCCATATATTTATGTTGGGGACGTGCTTATTATTCCTGACAGTGGCAGCACGTCCAGAAGTTCTGCAGGTGAATCTATTTTGCTGGATAAGGATGCAAAAAAAGATTTAGGGCTTATGGGACAGGGAAAGCTTTTTACAGGCTTTACTGCCTATACGCTTGTAAGAAATGTTAACGGAGTGGACGGGTTTAGTTTTTCAAGTGCATGGGATTATGAATCGGCAGCGTTGAAAAATATGTTCAGGCCATTTTCTTACCCTGTTTTTGACGTTTATTTTGATGATGATTTGGTTTTTAAAGGCGTGTTGATGCCGCCTACTCCAGAGGTTAAGCCTGACGCTCAGACTTTGAACGTGCAGGGCTATCCTCTTTGCGGAGTGCTTGTTGATAGCTGCCTGCCGCCTTCTTTGTTTCCGGCTGAATACAGCGGCATGAATGTGAGGGAAATTGCGGAAACGGTCTGCGAGCCGTTCGGAATTACGGTTGTTGTGCAGGGCGATGTGGGGGAAGCTTTTGAAAAGGTTGAAGTTTCGCTCAGTGATAAATGCTGGGATTTTCTTATGAAGCTTTGTGAACAGCGCGGTTTATATATGACTAATAAGGCTGACGGTAGCCTTCTAATTTACAAGCCGGAAATTGAGCCAGTTACTGCAACATTCATTCAGGGAGAAATGCCTTTTATATCTTGTACTCCACAATTTGACGGGCAAAAAATGTATTCGCATATAACGGGCTATACTAAGACAACTGAAGAAAATGACAGTGAAAAATTTACTTATGAAAATAAAGCATTAATCAGGAATGGCGTTTTGCGCTGTTATGGAAAGGCTATTGAAGATGCAAGCGGCTCTACGCTTCAGCAGGGTGTGTTATCTCTTGCAGGGCGAATGTTTGGCGAATGTGTAAAGTATAAGCTGACTGTGAGCGGTCATAGGGATAAGACTGGAAGGCTATACCGGAAAAATATGGCGGTGAGTGTTAAGGCTCCTGGCTGTGAGATATACAGAGAAACTAAATTTCTTGCGGATCAGGTGAGCTTGAAACGAGATGATCAGGGCGGAGAAACGACAGAATTTCTTCTTGTTCTTCCTGGAAGCAGGACTGGGGTATTGCCCGAGGTATTTCCATGGCAAGAGTAGCGCGTGTGTTGCAGACAGAAGAGTTGCTTGAGACTGTTGAAATATACTCTGGGGCAAACGTAACCGCTAAGGCTTATGGGGCCAGTGGAGATGATGCCCCGCCGCTGGAAAATGACAGGGTACTTTTAGTTCCTGTAGAAGGGACTGGAAACTATGCCGTGGCCGGAGTTCTTGGCAAGAGCCAGGGAGCGAAGCCGGGCGAGCGGATTCTATATTCCAGAGATAAAGACGGCAATGTGAGAGCTGTAGTTCATCTGATGAATGACGGCTCTGTTAGCGTTGTCTGTATGGATGACAACGGCAATGAGCTGATTAGTGGCCTTTTGGGTGGGGATGGAAAAATAAAAATAGATAAGTGTGAGGAAATTTCAGTAAAGGATAAAAATGGAAACAAGATTGTTTCTGACGCTAACGGAATTTCTCTGACTGATATGCAGGGCGGGAAGGTTGTGATGAAAGGTAAAGTCACGATTCAGGGAACTCTTGGAAAGATAGAGGTGAGCTGATGCCTTTTGTTGTGCTTGAGAATTGCCAGATTCAGGACACACTTCACCAGGGAACGTGCACGATTCAAAGCGGGCTTTCTGTTAATACGAAGATTGACGGGAAGAAGGTTTGTCTGGACGGGCTGAAGGTGCTTGTTAGTGGCGGCACTGTTCCGGGCCCTCAGGTTGCACCTGTGGTTGTGACGATAAACGCTGCTTTAATTAGCGGTGCTAAAATTGATGATAAATTGCCTCTTGCTGCAGGCGAAGTTTCCAGCGGCAGTGAGACGGCTCAATATACGGTGGGGCAGTCGGTTGTGACTGCGCCGGTTGTGCTTACCATAAGCAATGCCGGTCAGAATGATGTGCAGATGACGTAAGGAGGTGAATGTGTGTAAAGATGAATTTATGGGAGACGTTCTTCTGATTTCGACTCCTGACGGGGCTGACATTGAGCTTGACAACGGACTGGTTAAAGACTGCAGGAATTTTGATACTGCGGTTTATCTGTCGCTATTGGGCGGTAATGACGAAGACTTGAACAGAAGACCTAAAGAGACCTGGTGGGGAAACTTGATTGAAGGCACTCAGACAAACGAATGGATTACAAGCGAGTTTGGCGCGATGATTAAGGGCTATCCTCTTACCAGTGGAAATCTTAGAAAGGCCAAAGATGCCTGTAAGAGGGATTTAAACTGGATTATCAATGATGCCGGAGCTGATGAGATAGATGTAGAGCTGACAGCAGAATCTGCTCAAAGGGTGAAGCTTGATGCAACTGTCAGTCAGGATGGCAGCAAGGCTGGCGGCGGGAATTATGAATTGCAGTGGCAGGGGGCTGTGCGATAATGGCATACGAAAATAAAACTGTTGATTATGTATATAACTTACTCATAGAAAGCTTTCAAGAAAAATTCAACAATAAGCTCAGGCTCTTGCCTAAGAGCTTTATTGTTATTTTGAGCAAAGTTCTTTCTGTTATTTTTGTGCTTCCTTATAAGGTTTGTGGCTGGTTTTATCTGCAGCTGTTCCCGGACACTGCGAGCTTTGACCGTGTTAATGTGATGGGAATCAGTCTGCAGCCTCTTGTGAAGCTTGGTGTGAATATTGGAGTTGGTGAGCCTACAAGCGGACAGGCTTGGGAAGGGCTTGTCAGTGCAACGGTTGTGACTGAAGGGCAGGCAATAACTGCGGGAACACAGCTGAAAAGTGATGTAACCGGTTTGATGTATGTTGTTAGCGAAACAGTGACGACAACAGGTGCAAGCGTGAACGTGCCTGTGTATTGCGTGCAGTCTGGAAGCGGAGGAAATCTTGCACAAGGTGATGAAATAAAGTTTGTGTCTCCGTTGGGCTTTATTGCTCAGGATGCTGTTGTAGCTAGTACGACTAAAGAGGGGCTTGATGAAGAAACGGCTGACCATTACAGGGCGAGGGTTGTGAACAGATATTCGACTCAGCCACAAGGCGGGGCATTGAGTGACTATAGAATCTGGTCTTACGACGCGCCGGGCGTTTTGCAGACTTATCCTTATAATGGGGAAGAATCTCCTGGAGACGTGGAAATATATGTGGCAGGGAATACTGATGTATATCCTGACAGAGTGCCAGGACGTGAATTGTGCGTTGCCGTAGGCGAGGCCTGTACTTATGACCCGGAGACGGGGATTGCTGACAGAAAGCCTTTAACCGCGATTTTGGATCCTGATGATAATGGAACTTATAGAAATATTCAGCCTGTAAGCATTGTGACTGTGGATGTATATGTGACTGCTGTTGTTGGCGTGGATGTCTCTGATTTCGGTGCTGCATATAAAAGTGTCTGTGAAGATTATCTTTTAGGCCGAGAGCCTTATATCAGAGGTCTGAGCGATGAAAACAATAAAACCAATTCGATTCAGAAAAACACACTGATAGCTCTGGCTAACAGTGTGGCTACAAGTTTGAAAGCTCAGTTTGGCACGGTGACAATGAATATAGATAATGTGCAGGTTGATAACTATAACCTGGATCGTGGTGAACTTAGTGCTTTAGGTCACCTTTATATTAATGGGGATGAATATGAGCAGCAGTAAGTTTAAGAAAGTAATTGAAGCCTTGCTTCCTCATTCGAGAGAATGGAATCTTTCCAGGACTAGAAACATGGAGCGGCTTTTTGCGGCCATTGCGGTTCTGCCTGAAGATTTGAGGCGTGAGATTGAAGCTGTGTATCTTGATAGATTCCCTGAAACGACCAGGAGCCCGGAGAAGTGGGAGCAGGTCTTTCAGGTATTATTCACGAGTGCGGAGCTTGAAATAAGAAGAAATGTATTAGCCGGATTATGGCAGATGAACAATTCGGGCGGGGCTGGGATATTTCTTGAAAAGGTTTTGAAAGAAGTTTGGCCAGCAATCGAAATTGTTGAGAATGTGCCGGTAAGTAATCCGCGAAATCTTTCCAGTGCTATGTTTAACGTTTGCGGTAATTCTTACGCTACTTGTGGATTTAAAAAGGCTGTATGTGGATTCAGAGAAGGCTATAGTGACTATCAGATCACTGTGTTAAGAAATGATACTTCTTCAGCTTATTCGATTCCGAATGACCCTAGCTGGTGGGGCTATTGCTTTTTTGTTTGCAAAGAAGTCGTTAGGGATTCTTTTGGACGTGTAATTTATTTGAGGCGTTTGGAGATTCCTGCGGAATATAAAAGTTATATTGAATATTTTATTTTGAGAATGAAGCAAGTGCAGAGCATTGCGCTGCTTGCTATAAAATGGATATAGGAAAAAGGAGTGGATTATGTTCAAGATTGATGAGAATTATAGTGATTATTATAAGAATGACCCTGTGAAGTATCCGGGCGGTGGTGCAATTAACTCTTCTGGAGTTGATGCTATTGATGGAACTCCATGGCTGGCAAAAATCTTTGATAACTGCGTCGGCTGGATGCAGGCTCTTTATATTAAGGCTTTTGGGTCTCTTGCGGGAATTAGTAATGAACCCGAAAATGCGCAGACCAGTGATGTTGTTAGATCTTTGGAAAAGATTCAAACTGACAATAATACAGCGCAAAGAACGATAAGCGATGAAAAATATTTGCCTATGGAAGGCTCTGCTGCAAGTGCAAAAAAGCTGACAACTGCAAGAAAAGTATATGTAAAGCTTGGAACGGCAAGCACAAGTGAAACTAAAGATTTTAGCGGTGATACTGCAATTCCTGTTGATGGGATACTTGCTTTGGAAAATGGTGGAACAGGCTCAAGCACTGCTGCTGGAGCTAGGACTAATTTGGGTTTAAGTTCTGCAGCTGTTAAGACTGCAGGAAGTGCAGCTGGAAATGTGCCTGTTGTTGGAACTGCATTAGGCACTACTAACAACAATATTGTTGTGACAGATGCAAGTGGCCAGCTAAAACCAAGTGGAACAACTATAGGCAGTGCCGCAGGAAAGACTGCAGGAGCAGCTGTTGGCAACGTGCCTGTTGTTGGAACTGCATTAGGCACTACTAACAACAATATTGTTGTGACAGATGCAAGCGGACAGCTAAAACCAAGTGGAACGACAATTGGCAGCGCAGCCGGAAAGACTGCAGGAGCAGCTGTTGGCAACGTGCCTCTTGTTGGAACTGCATTAGGAACGACTGACAATAATATGTTAGTGACTAATACTTCAGGTCAGATGAAGCCATTTGGAAAGACTCCAGCTCAGATTGCTTATTGGGGAAATGGCGGCGGTGTGTGCTCTACAGCGGCAGCAACTGGAGCAAAGAGTGTAAGTATCTCAGGATTTGCTTTGTACACAGGTGTCACTGTAAAAGTTATGTTTACAAATGGCAATTCTAATAACGCGCCCACACTTAACGTTAACTCTACTGGTGCAAAAAATATTAAAGTAGTAAAAGCCGGGGCTAAAATTACGCCGCCGGTACATACTGGAAAATGGCGTGGTGGAAGCTCAGCAACAACTGAAGCCTGGCAGCCCTTAATAACTTTGGAATTGATGTATGATGGTACCGACTGGGTAATCATTGGAAACCCGGTCGTGGAAGATTATTATTCTACAAGTCAGAGTTATACAGTTTATGCGAACGGTTTAATTGAACAGTGGTATCATGCAAGTTTTACATCTACAGCTCAGCAAACTTGGACATTTTCTATTCCATTTACAGATGGAAATAGTTTTTCCATTGCACCTACAGTATGGGCAAATTCAGATAATATAGCACCATTGCAATATCATATGTTACAAAAAGGATCTACTGGAATAAAATATATGTCATTAAATGGTGGTGAACACAATTTTATAGCGATAGGCTACTAATATCCAACTGCAAAAATAGAATATTCCCAGTTACTGGGATATGTACACACTATAACTCCTCCACTTTTGCTTTGACTTCCTATTCCATATCTGTATGAAGTATCTGTACCAGGATCAATAATTACACAAGAACAACAATAGGAATTATTAAAAGTAAAATCAATTAGAAATGTAAACTGTTTGCTTTTTGAAGAAGAACCAAATGAACTTTGTAGCCATTGTATAATTAAACTGTTCTAAAAAAATGAACGGTTTAATTGAACAGTGGGGGAATTGTACAACCCCATCATCCCCTGTCTCTTTCGTAATCAGATACACTCAGACCCCGAATATTACATATTCATCTTACGGAAGTGCATCTTCTGCCGCTGGATTTTATGGCGCAATTTACAATCAGAGCGAAACCTCTTTTCAAATCGACACAAATTATAGCAGCCAGACAAAAGTCAATTATTATTGGCTTGCTATCGGCTATTAGTAACCTATTACAAGAATGTCGTCAAAGTCCCACGTCCTTGCCAGTGATTGCACAGCAAAAGAACGGTTTAATTAAACAGTGGTCGACAGAATCAGGCACTCAAACGGCAGGAAGAACAATTTCCTTTTTAATCAATTTCACAAAAACTCCTGCTGTTGGTTGCTCAGCGGTTTCAAATGAAGATACAGGATGGTGCGCAGTCAGTAACATCTCCACAAGCGGCTTAAAAATTCGCGAATATTATTACAGTAATAATGTAATATATAATAACGGTACAACAGCAGCATCTTGGGAGGCAATAGGTTACTAATAGTTAATTGCAATCCAAGAGAAATCCCCTGTGAATGTATTCGTATAGTTACAATCCAACTTAAAACCAGATGTACTTATTTCGTAAATCCATCCCCAATACTGAGAGGCTGCATTACTAGACCATCTTGGTTGACCAATTATTGCAGGTGACTGTGTAAAGTTGATAAGAAAAGAGACAGTTGTGTTTGATTTACCATTGGTCCCCCACTGTTTAATTAAACCGTTCTTTAAGATTAGTACCCTATAGTTACCCATTTCATACCTATAAATCTGTCTGATGAAGCAATCCCATAGACGACCCAGTTAAATTCTGAGGTTCCAGTGTTGTATGTAGAACTCCCTGCGGAGTTAATTGTGGATGATGTTGGTATAATATAGGCATTGAAAGAAGATTTGGATGTATAAGATAGAGGAATCGAAGTAGGACCGCTTAATGACATTGCAGATGATTTTGTTTCTGTTCCCCATTGTATAATTAAACCGTTCAAATAAAAAATATAATAAAAAAACAAAAGGAGAAAATAGAAAATGAATTATGCTTACATTCGAGTCTCGACTAATTATCAGACTGTGCAGAATCAAAAGCTGGCAATTAGGGAGTATGCTAAATATCATCGAATCAGGAATATTAAGTGGGTGGCTGAGACTATTAGCGGAACTAAAAACCCTGAAAAAAGAAAGTTGGGGAATCTTTTGCAGATGGTAAGTGATGGGGATGTGATTGTTATTACTGAGCTTTCCAGGCTTGGACGTTCTATGATTATGATCCTGGAAGTGCTGCAGGTGCTTCTAGAGAAAAAGGTAAAGGTAATTGCAATCAAGGAAGGCTTTGAACTTGGGGATAATATTCAGTCGAAGGTGCTGGCTTTTGCTTTTGGGCTTTCGGCTGAGCTGGAGAGGACGCTTTTGAGCGAGAGGACTAAACTGGGGCTTGAGAGGGCGAGGAAGCATGGGAAGCAGATTGGGCGAAGAAAAGGACAGAGGCCTAAGAAGTATAAGCTTACGGGGAAATGTGCCTATATTAAAAGGGAGCGGATGATTGGAAGGAGCAAACTGTCTTTGGCTAGAGAATTGGGTGTGACTTGGGTGACGCTTGATAGGTTCATGCAGAAATGCCGGATTAGGTAAGACATAAAATTAATGATGTCACAATTTTTATTTTTGTGATATAATTATAGAAGAGGTAAACAAATGGAAAAAACTGAGAAAACAGGAAAAGGAAAAAAGATAATGATTGTGCTGGAAATCTGGCTTGCCCTGGGAATTATTGCCTGTACGGTTATTGTTGTTAAGTCTCTGGGAGAAGAAGGAAGCCGGCAGCAGCAGGTAGTTGCTGAAAATGTAGAGAATACTGAAGCTTTGGAAAGTGCAGCAGCTTCTCTGCCGGCGTTTAAAAAAGAATCTGGTCTGTCAGAAGCTGAGAAGCTTAGAAATCCATTGATTGTTAATCATACGGGGCTTGTTAAGGTTGTGACTAATATGAAGGGTGAGCGGCTTGGGGTTGCTCAGATTGTAAAACTGTCAGAAAAAGATTTTGACTCTATTACTGCAAAGAATCTGAAGGACTTCTGGCTTGAATGTAATTTTGACGGCTGGGAATGGGTTTGGATTTTGGAAAGTAATTCTGAAGGAAATACGGGACGTGCGCTGCAGATTACAGGAAATGGCAGCATGGCACGATATGGATATATCAATGCTTTTGAGGATGCAGGAATTGATTTTGGAAAGTTCCATGAAACTGTCAGAGAATTCTTTTATCTTTCGGATGAAAATGATTTTCAGTATTTTAATTCTGATGACCCGGATGATGAAGGCCT